ATTGCGCTGCTTATGCAGCCACATATGCTTGCATTGTATGGGCCCTTCGCCACCATCATTCTCGATGGAGTCGCCCTTGTCGTGAAACAACTCCTAAAGCGATTTGGGATGCTCGACGACCAAGATGGTGAGAAGGATTCCGTCACAGAGGAGGAAAAAGGCATGTTAGCCACGCTTTATTCGGCTTTTTATGCCTACACATTTGGCGCCTTGCCCAATAATACCAAAGAGGTTATCTCTTTGATGGTTGGCGCAAATGTAGTTTTCGCCTTCCTGAAGAACGTGAATACGTTTGGAACTGGTTTGATTAATCTTGTTCAGTACATTTTCCGTAACATGTACCAGTTCCTCGTTGGACATCCTTGGCGTTCGGATGACGCCTTTGCTTTCATCCAAGATGCTGCCGCTTGGTCCCAGCAGGTTCACGACTTTGGTCGCCAACCTAGCCCAAGCAATGACCAAATCATGGCAGCTAAGGTGTTAGTACAGCGAGGTCGCGCTCTTGTGCTTCAATCAAGCACTTTTGATCTCGGCAAGGAATACACCTTGAACCTCAAAGCACGCGTTGATGCCCTTGCCACTGCTATGGGAGAGCATTCAATTGCCGCTCAGTTTTATGATCCAAAACCCCTACCTGTCATTTCTTTAATCATGGGCAAGGGTGGAGTTGGCAAAACTGCTCAAGCCATGCTCATGGTTTCCAAGCTCAAAAAGAAACATGGCTGGCGTGAAGACGTTTCTGAGCTTCTTGATGTTCAAACCGGAGAAGTTCTCAACTTCCCAACCCAGCAGAACAGGAACCCCAAAGTCCTTATTTGGGATGATCCTCTGACCCATCCTAACAAGGAGAATCTTGATAAGTTCATTTCCAAGATCTTCAGTTATGGGTCTCCAATGCCATCCCTTCGTGATGCTGCCTCGATTGAGATGAAGAAGTTTTTTGACCGTTATTACTACATCATCATCTTCATCAATCTCATGCCCACAACCAATGCCTATTCAGAGGAAGGTTTTGCTCGCCGTTTCAATGGTGGGCTACATCTCTGCAAGCTCAATCCTGAGTACTCGCAGATCGGTGCCACTCATCTCGATGTCAATCGAGTGAATTGGAAAGCCATTGACCAGGTGTGGGAATATGTTGACACAGATGGCGTTGAGCGCCGCTTCACAGGGCTCATGAATGCTTGGTACCACAAGCGTATTGAGCTCGATAAGTCAGGCGCCCATCTTCACGCCCTTGCGCACGATATTCTTGATAAGGAGGAATCTGATGATGAGTATATTCCCATCAATCCACCTGCTAAGGTTTCGGGATCCAAGCCAGATTTGTCACGCCAATCGCGTGAAACCAGTGCTGAGGCAACAGACCTTATGAAAGGTTTCAACATCTGGAAGCGCAATCACCCTGGCGGTACTGTCGCTGATTTCATTACACAGGCTGCTCAGGAGATTTCCGAGAAGGAGGACCAATCTCTTTCTTGTGATCAGACTCTCATTGACGCTTTCCGTAAGTCCTACAAAGGCGAATCTTTTGATAAGGACTTCAAGCGCTTTGAGATTTTTCTCAAAACTCTTCCTCAAGAGTTCACCTTTTTCCAGGGTGTTCCGAGCAAGTCCTTTGCCGATCATTTTGGTTCTTTTGATGCGCTTGTGCAACGCCTTCATCCCACCAACCCAAAGGTTGAGCTGACCTACTATGTCCCAATTGCCGATATGGAGCTCATCCAAACCAAAGCCTTGCAAGCTGCCCAACCAACCTTTTTCTTTTATGACAAGTGTTGTCGAGTTGGGCATTATTGCTACCTTCACGGCATTTCTCCTTGCGCTGCTTTCCATCCTGATGCTATCACTGGCAAGTATGCTGCTTTTGCCGTGTGGGCCGCAGCTCACGAAGGTAAGACTCAGGTCTACCATCAGACTATTGCTGCGCACATGGGACCCCTGGTTGGCACTGAGCATGAATCCAAGATCCATATGATCATGCACTATCTCATGAACGCTGCTGTCTATGCGCTTGCTGCTTATGCTATAAGTCGTGCAGTCAGCTACGTCTGGGACAAGTACCAGGGTTCCAACATGGTTGACCAAACCAAGTACTCTCAGGATATCGAGAAATCAAAGAAGCAGAAGGTTGAGATCAAAGACCCTTTCAAGCCCCTTTATAAGGATCAAAGTGCTGAGTACAATCAGCCTACAGATTTCCTCTTGAAGAAGTGTGAGAAGGCTGATGTCCATGCCACTGTTGTCCAAAGCACTGGCAAGAGTCAGAAGTTCTGGATCCACCGCTTCTTTGCGAATCTTGGTGTCACTGTTGGCCATGCCTTCACTGAAGCTGCCACCCACATTCATTTGGGCGGCCTCATTGCTTCTCGCTATCCATTGATTAAGCGCTCTGCTATCAAGGATTTCCAGGACATTTCTGCTGTTCAGTACATCAAGGCGATCAAGACAGACATCGCTTATGTTGTCTTCCCAAAGAACCTTCCTTCTGCCGAAGCGACCCTTGACTATTGGGTTGATGAGACTGTCGACCCAAAGCGCCTCGTTGGTTGCTTCATGGTGTCCCATGGTGACTATGAGTTTGAGCCTGAGAAGCCAATTCCAAAGCCCAACACCCCTTGTTTCCGTCATGCCCTTGGTGATGTCCAGTCCTATAACTATTACACCACTCCAACTGGTACCTACCAAGGTTTTGCTTGCCGTGTTCCATTGGCAACCAATCCAGGTGATTGTGGTCAAGTTTGGGCTCACACCAACACCCACATCTCCAACGGAGGACAGTTCTTTTTTGCCTTCCACACTTCTGGAGACAAGAACAAGCTTGAAGCTGCCGCATGTGGTTTCAGCAAACAGGCAGGCGAGCGCTTTCGCGATGCCTTGCCTGCTGGCGTTGTGAGTGGTCTTGTCAATCAGACACTTGAAGAGGTCATTCCTGACATGAAACCCTATGAGGGTGGTGCTGAGTTCACTCACCTCCCTTGTGTTGGGGTTCTTCCGCCTAAGATGTCCCATCATGTTAACACCAAGAACCGCATTGAGCAATCGTTGATTTATGATGCGCTACATGGTGTTACCATTACTAACCCAGTCACTGGTAAGCCTTACACGTTTGGCCCATCCACAACTGCACCATCCCCAACCCATAAACCTGACAACATTTTCTTCAAGGTTCCAACCAATGACTTTATTCTAAGTCCTGAGGTTGATGCCCTTTTTGCCAAGGTTTCCGAGAAGGTTGATAACCAGCTCATTGCCAGCTTGCCTCCGAGGTTCAAGACTCGTCTCCCAATGCCCACCTACGAGCAAGCCCTCAATGGCATCCCTGAGTTAGGCATCCAGCCTATGGTGATGAATACTTCCGCCGGTTTCCACCCGGCTGCCAAAAACACTGGGCCTGGAAAACATGAATGGGTTGACATTGATGACAAAGGCTATCGTACACTTAAGCCCGAGACCGTGCGCATTGTTCTTGAGATGCACAATCTCATCAAGCAAGGTATCGTTCCTGTTACCTTCTTTGACATCCAACCCAAAGAGGAGCTTCGTCCAATTACAGCTCTCAATGAGGAGGCTTTGGCTAAGTGTATGACCCCTATTAATGATGAGCAAGCCGTTAAGCGGGCTCGTAAGATCAGTGGTCAGTCCTTTGCCGCCCAGCTTCTTGAGCGAATGTATGGCATGTACTACAAAGCCGCTATCACTGCAGGCCGCATTGACAACAATTTTGCGGTTGGGGTTGATCTTAACTCCTTTGAAGGCACCAAGATTTATCATAATCTCGGTGCCCATCCGCATTTATTTGACTATGATGCTATCACCTTTGATGATTCTGCGCCCTCGCGCATTCAGTACCACCAGGTGGAGTCTCTTGTCAAGTTTAATGCGATCGTTGCTCCCGACATTGATCCAAAGGCTTGTCGTGCCATTTTCACTGCTTCTCGCCAGACCTACCTCCGTTACAAGAAGTGGTTGTTGTACAAGCTCTTTGGTAACAACAGCGGCGATTACCTCACCTCTGAGAACAACAGTGATCGTGCTAAGAAGAGCACCTACTTTGCTTGGGAGCGCTTTCTCCAACGTAACCCCTCACTTCGCCAGTATCTCCTGACCAATTATGAAGATGACAGCTTTGAGCGTTATGCTTGGTGCCTCTTTTATGGAGATGACGGAATGGGCAGTGTTGATGACATGCCTACTCCTTTCCCTCAGTTCGATTACTTTGCTCTTGAGAAAGGCATGGCTGAGGTTGGTACTTTCATCCAGCCTGCCAACAAGTTTGGCACACCCGTCCCTTTCACCACTGCTGAGGAGCAGCGTTTCCTTGCGCGCAACTATTTCTTCCGTGACCATGTTGCCCACTGGCCCCTTGACCTTGACATCCTCAACAACATTCATTGTTGGGTTATTCGCAAAGGCGAGACCCACCAGCAAGCTTCTGAGGTTGTCGCTGAGGCCATGTTGCGAGAGTGTGTTCCACTTGGTCGCAACAATTTCAACACTATCAAGAAAGCTTTGAACAAATCGCTCCTCTTGAATGGTTGTCACGCGCTCACACTGGATTGGGATGTCCTTGACGCAGAGGCCAATGATCGACGTGGTCTTGCGCCCTACTTCCCTTGTCAACCGCAGATTGGTATCACGCATTTTGGCACTGATTTGCAGAACCAGAGTGCTGAGCAAGATTCTTATGTGGATGTTTTCCAACCCTGGACGACCCCAGTCTTCCTTTTCACAGGAGAGCACATTTATCTCCTTGAAGACCAGAGTGCTCCGGCACCTGTGGACGCCTCTAACCGCGCTGACCAAGACCGCGGCCAAGAGCGACAAGTCGCGATTCTTCGCGCCAAAGATGACATGGGTCTTCTGCAATCGGACATGGCCAAGAACATTTGGGCCTCGATGCCGAAGGCCAACTTGCGGGCCTTTCCAACCAAGAACACAGACAAGATTGATGCACTATTCCGTGAGTACCCCATGTCCACAATTTCATGGCCTTACGCGAATGGCACAACTGGTGCTTATGGTGCCCTGCTTAAGACCTACGTGTTTCCTGATGATATACTTGATCTTCCCACTATTACTGATCGTGTTGCTCGTAACATGTATGCTAAGATGGGTGCTCGTATAATCTTCCGTCTCAATGGAAATATTTTCTATAAGGGCGCTCTTGCCATTCAGTTCATTCCCAATTATGACCCCACCACGCCCAACTGGCGCATGGGGTACATGAAATGGTTGAATGGCCCACTCACCATTTGCTCCGCTTCATCCTCAAGCAGTGTGCAAGTCGACATGCCTTGGTCTTCCAACTTCGCCTGCTATGACTTGCGCCAGTCCTTTCCACGTGGCGGTGTTGGCACAATCAACGTTTACGTGATGACTCCTCTCGAAGTTGAGATTGCTACTCCCCCTGCGGATATGACTGTTGCAGTCACCGCACAGTTTCTCAACCCTGAGCTCGCCGCTCCTGACGTTAACTCTTACACGACTTCCCAAGTCAAGAAGGTTAAGCGCCCCGCCACCAGCCACAAGGCTACTGGGGCCATCGTTCATGTTCAGAGGGAGTTCTTTGGCAGCCCTTCCACTGCCAAGTTTGAGGACCAGTCATCTGAGGCCATTGCCAAAGCCTCATCTGGTCTTCTCGATGGTGTCAAGTCCGCAAGTGAGTCCATCGACTCTGTTTTTCGTTTCGTCGATTCGGTCGCTCCTTTGGTTTCATCTGTTCTTGATAAACCTACCAATTTGGCACCCAGCATTCGCATTATTAGTATCAACCCTGTCCCTGATAGTGCGTCTGCTCATGGCGTTGACAACGCTATCCCTCTCTCTCTTAAGGCTGTTCCATATGTCACTAACAAGTCTCCGCTTACGCCCGAGACTAACCCCCAGCCTTCCATGGTGGATCTCGCCAAGATTCCTCAGGGCGTTGGTTTTGTTGAATATGATAACACTGACCTTCCAGATGCTTGGTACTACACCGTCGCTTGCTCCCCTTGTTACACTTTCACTGATGATTCCAACGTGTATCATCCTGGCTTTCCTGGAGTGATTGCGTTACACCACAAGCGTTGGCGTGGATCCATGCGCTACTCCGCGCATTTTCATTGCGCCCAACCCAACTCTCATCGAGTGCGTATCATGGCACTCCCCAGTAATGAGAACCCCAGCGTTGTCAATCCTGACGAGCTTGGCGATGCTCAAAGCATCATTGTTGACATCAATGGTGACACCATTGTCACTTTTGAAGTCACCTGGCTCCGCCAAGCCTACTGGAATCTTGGCGGAGCCTTCGCTACAGACTTTTCCGATGAGTTTCAAACCAACGGCCGAGTCCAGTTCCAGATTGAGGTCCCAATGCCCAGTACTGCCACCATTAAGACTGGCTTGTGGATCTTTGCTTCTATGTCGGATGATGCCCAGTTCGCTGACCCCATTGACATTGACCCCGCATTTGCCCCAGACTTCGATGACCCTACTCTCGAGTTCTTTGGGCCACACATGTACCTTGAGAACCAGTGTGATGTTCGCAAGCTCTTTCGTGAAGCTGAGTTCAAGCCTATTGTCCCAGCGTCTAAGATCGAGTTTCGCAACGTCACTAGTTCTGAGGTCGCTGCTAACTTCACAGACCTCCTTAAGCGTAAGACGCTGGAGGACTATGCTGTGCGTATGGATAATGCGCACCTGGTCAGCTATGGTTGTGGCCCTGTCACTGCCCCCTTGGGCCTTTCTGGCGCTCGAGCGGATGCCGTTCCGTCTAAGATTTCGCTGATTTCTGGCTTTCTTGGATGGAGTGGCTCCCTTTCCTATGCCCTCGTTCCAGGCAAGGATCCCAACGCGGTTGCGTCTAACACCACCAATTTTTACGTGTACAATCGTGATGGTGGTACAGTTGCAGCTGCAACTGATGAGGCACCTCGTGGTTTAGCGGGGAGCCTCTTCTACCACAATGCTGGGTCTCAGAACTTGCCTACAGTGCAGTTCACCATTCCGTACTCGTATCCCACTGCGTTTATGGAGTATTTCCCAACTCACACTTATGAGGAGCCCAGGCAGATCAATTTGGTCTCTACGGCCAATCCTGGTGGCACACCTACTCCTCCTGAGTATTATGACGTCTATATGTCTATGGGTGACGACGTCTCATTGTACTACCCACTCTCTCCCCCTGCCTTTTTGGATGCGGCGGCTTTGCGCGCGAAGCGTAGTCCCAAGAAGGTTAAGACTGACGACAAGGGGAAGATGAAGGCCGAGAGCGGCTCCAAGCTCTACGGCGACTTGAATGTTCCGTTCAAGATCCACCAGTCCGTCAGCAGCGCCAAGGCCATAGGCGCGCTCAAGTGATCCTTTTTATCAATCCTTATGTCCACCCGTCCATTTTAGTTGTCTAATATAAATTTATTTTGTCTTTAAAGCTCCTATGGAAATGTTGTAACCGAAAGGCCAACCACTGCGGTGTTTACTTCCTAATGTATTGAGTTTTTAAATTAATTGACAGATATATGAC